GCTGGACAGTTATCAATTCAATCCAACGAATAGATAACTGTCCAGCAAGCGTGATTGCTTCGGCAATACGAATATCAAAGAATCGGAAATATTGATTGCCCATCGCACCATAAGCCGAGTTTAGCGAGACTTTCTTAGCCAACTGTAGATTGTTATATCTGGCAATTCGCTTTTCAATCTCATATCTTTCATTCTCATTCTTGCAGGTTTCAAGTTCTTTCTTGGCTTCGATTGCCTTCTTCTTGTACACAGAACGATCATCATACATCTTCTGCATCATCTCTGGAAGAAAGCCATATTTGTCCACGCGAAATAGTTGCTTATTCGGCGTTAGAGTAACTTTCTCTTCCTTGAGATCGGATGTGTTCACCATTTGATTAAGCAATTGATCCACTGTTATCTTTTGCGATAGAATGGAAATCATCTTGTGTGTGTAAGTCTGTGGTTCGACAAGCGTCTCTGGTGAAAGATTGTATTGCATGATTAGATGCGGATATAGACTGTTCAAGTCGAAACTTGCCATCCAATTATGCATACCGACAATTGGATCCTTTACGAATGCGCCCTCATAAGCCGCATTCTTTACATTATCGTTCTTTGGCGGAATGACGATGTTCTTTGTGCGAAGATGATTGTAGATGAGTGCATCCCACATGCGAACCTGTGAGAACACATCGTCATAATTGGTCTTGGAATCATATGCGAGAGTGAGTGCCAGTTCAATTAGCTTTAACTTGTCGTCAATCTTTTCAACAAGTTTAACGTCATGAATGTTATACTCTATGAACTTTTGATAGTTCTCGCGATATAAATGATGAAGATTGTCATATTCTTCATACGAGATCTTCTTCTCGCCGACTTCAATGTTAGCAATGTGATTTAGCTTGTATGATTCCTGAGAAGCGCCACCAGGAGCAAACTTGCGATAGAGTTCGATATAGTCCAGAGTAGATACTCCAAGAATATCATAGAATCCCTTCTCGCGACCCATGACTGTATTTGTTCTCTGGCTTACGCGACCCCAAGGAGATAGCGTAGCCATCGCCTTTTCGCCAAGCAATCTGCTAATGCGATTGACAAGATACGGAATATCAAAGAACTTGACACTCCATCCAGTAACAATATCAGGATAACTCAAAGTCCAGAGTTCAAGAAATCTCTTGAGAAGTTGAATTTCGTTTTCACATTTCAGATAATCTACACCATCTGGGCAATCAAAATCATTGCAACCTAGAGTAACGTAGCTGCCATCAATCTTGATCGTGATTGCAGTAATCTCTTCACTCGCAACGTTAGGATCTGGAAAACCGTTCTCGGAAGCAACCTCAATATCAAGAAACGCAATATTGATCTTTTCAATATCCCAATCAATGTCATTCGGATGAGCATCCGATATGAACGCATATTGATAGTTGGTATTGCCATATATCGTGAATCCGCTGACATCCTTGTACTTGTCAACGAATTCACGACAGTCTCTCAAACCACCAGGACGAACAGTATCCACATAGTCGCCATGCAGAGTTCTGTATTCTGTTGGTTTCTTTGATGGCACATATAGAGTTGGTCTGTATTCGATTTTACCTCGAACACGTTTACCATCTCTTACACCACGATAGAGAATATTGTTTCCAAGAACGGAAACGTTTGTGTAAAAATCATTCATCATTATTGAATGATATCATAGAATGATGGATCAAACAAGAAGAGTCTTAGGTGGAGTGATAATTCCTCCAAAGATTGAATTATAGTTGTTGATCATTTCCTTGACTGGCTTTGCTTCATATACGATGCTCTGCTTTGAGATCATGACTGGTTCATTTTCTGCATATGGCAGCCAAGGTCCAAGACCGATTGATGGTTGCTGTGGATTGGTGCGACTTGGAACAAGTGCAATCAATACAGCGTTCTTTACGGAATAAGAGAGACCCTTATCTTCAATTTCTCCGATAAGTTCTTCTCCAGTTAGAAGCTTGATGATTTTGATATTAGCCATTATTCGAACTCCACAATATAATCATAAACACCACGCGGAACCCAGCGATATGGGATCAGCATTTCACGACCACGAAAGTCTTCAAAGTCAATGGTCGGGTCAACTTCATATGACCACATGACCCACTTACCATCATACTTGCGTTGCGTAAATTCAACTTTATTCATCATATTCTCCTTATTGTCTATAAACTTTCCAATTTGAAACAGGCATGATACCATATGCTCTACCTATTCTTTTCTTGTAAGTTAGGACAAAGTCTCCTGCTATTGATATACGTCTAGGTTTTAGATCATCCAGCGTTTTGACTGGCATATCGGGAGACCCAGAACCAGAACCCGATGTGTAGTGATATAGCTTACCTGGAAACATGAACATTTGTCCTTCAACGGGATTGAAGAACCATGTAGGACTATTCCACATGTTCCATTTTACAATGTTTGCATTCGTCATGCCATGAAATAATTCATTTGGCTTTTCGTGAATAGCAAAGTTTACTGGCTTATCCATTCCTTCTGGAATCTGAACATAATATACGAAAGATAGATGAGAATCCTGATGATTGTGATATGGAGTATGAAACTCTGTTATGATGTTCAACCAAGTCTTCACAAGATTCAAATCAAACTCATCGTTCACTTCCATTGTCTTCAAATACTGAAATGCATTCAAAGCAGCAAAATCAAATAGATCACTTAGATCATCATCAAAATGTATGTCTACGTTTCCTGTAGTTTCCATCGAGTAGCCATGATCATCCATATGATGAAGAACGCGATTGAAGAAGCGATTCTTGAAATCTTCTTTTTTGTCATAGTGAAATTCTGTGACAAGAGTCGGAAACAAAGGATGTGTAATCATGACCATAAACATCTTCTGATCTTGATAAGGCGAATCAACATTTCAGTTTCTTCGATATCACGATCTATTTCAATTTGTCTAGATTTGTCTATAAGTGCTTTATATTCTTCATCCATCTTTAATGAGGACCAATCCTTTTGAGGAAATCTTGAATAATATTCACTCAATCCGCATTCATCTTGAATATCTTTGCGAGTTAAATAAACTTCTTTCCACCATTTGTACAGTGCAAGAGTTTCTCTAGCTGTTTCGGTCTGTGATTTATTATAATCTTCTTCTAGATCTATTTCCCACTGAAGATATTCCAGACCAAGTTCTGGAGAACGAAATTTCTCAAAAAGACCGCGCTTATATTTCTTTTTTGAAAAAACTCTATTTAACCAAGCTTTTTCACATTCAACATGATTGACCAGTTCATTAAATAGGCCGTGCAGAATACGATGATCAAGATCATAGTAATTTGGTTTTAATCCAGTATCGAGAATATTGTATCTGTGTGTAGTACGATACTTTATTGCATAAATTGGTGTCGTCCAACAATTATAGACAAAGCTTGTCCATAGATTGCAAACACTTTCTTTGACCGTCACATGGAAGAAAAACGCAATAGGGCGATTACTTCTTTGTTCTTTTTCCCAAATTCTCCATTGCTCCGAGCTTAGATCTGCCGGTTCTTTTATTGGTTCCAATGCTTTCAATAGTTTGTCTGTTTTTAGTAATTTTAGTTTCATCATCTTTTCCTAACGAGGGATCATGATACGTGGTAATCCACATACCACTATTCTTATCAAATTTTGGATTGTCTATTATAGTACAATTGTACTTGGTTGTCAACAACTTCGCCATGCTTTTGGCGCCGTTTTCGGAAAAGCTTGATGTGATGATTTTTTCGGATTTCATTTGTAGTTTTCAATAGCATCTTTCAATGCTTCATCTATATTACGAATAGGAAAAATGTTCTTTAGCTTGTTATTATCAAGTACGCAATTAGATCTTGGTGCTTTAACTGCAGAAAAAAATTCAGCTTCAGTAAACCAATCCTTCTTCATGCCCATCATTTCTACTATTTCGCGCGTTGTCTTGCTACCACCATTTGTAAGATTATAGATTCCCGTCTTTGGTCTTTTCGCGATGAAATGAAATACAACATTAGCTACATCATCAACATGACTCAAGCTATTGCGAAAATCAATTAGCTTTGCATATGTTTGCAGCTTTGTGAGAAAATTCTTTGGATGTTTTTCTGACCCAAATGGCATACGAATACGCAATAGATAAGACTTGTTCATATATGGTGCAAGCAATTTCTGCTCTAGAGCCTTTGACCCACTATAGAAACTGCCATTGTCAAAGTTAAAATTTGGCTCATCTTCTTCTGTAAAATCTTTTTCATATCCCGTATATACACATCCACTTGAAATATGAATGATTGGTGTATTCTTGTTTTCCATCTCAAGTTTCAATGGCCACAATACGTTTCCTGCAATCGTATC